AATCATTGCTGCGGTGTTGTCCGCTGACACCGATGGTCGACAGCAAGCGGCGCGAGCATGGCGTCAGCTATGGCTTGAGTGAGGCGGGGTATGATGTCCGCATCAAGCAAGAGGTGCGGCTGAACCCTCAGAACAAGTTCGTTTTGGCATCAACGATAGAGCGGTTTGAGATGCCGAACCATTTGGTCGGCGTTGTGCATGACAAATCCACCTGGGCCCGGCAGGGTCTCAGCGTGTTCAACACCGTGATCGAACCAACCTGGGAGGGCTACCTGACCCTCGAGTTGGTCTACCATGGCAATGGTGAGCTTCTGATCCCGGCAGGCGCTGGCATCGCCCAGGTGCTGTTTTACAGCTTGTTGCAAGAAGCAAGCTACGCTGACGGGAAATACCAAAATCAACCGGATGAGCCGGTTGGTGCGAAATTCGTTTAGAAAGGCATACCCATGACAACCCAGATCACCATGATTAAAGACCTGAAGAAAAGCTGCGGAGACTGCTCGGCATGCTGCTCTGGCGCGCTGAGTGGGCAGGCCCACGGTCATTTTTTCTTCAAGGGTCGGCCCTGCTTTTTCCTCAAAAACAGCGGGTGCTCGATCTATGAGGACCGGCCCGAGAACCCCTGCGTCACTTACAAGTGCGGCTATCTGACGGAGGCGTTCTTTCCTGAGTGGATGCGGCCCGATCAGTGCGGGTTCATCGCTACCGCCCGTGTGCATCGCTATATGGAGAAGGTGAAGGATGGCGACACAGAGCACGACGTCGAGCGTATGATCCCCTACATGCAACTGATCGAGTATCAGGGCCCAACCAGCGCCAGGGCCCTCTGGTGGTTCATTGAGAAGCATCTGGAGGGGTCGATCCCCAACCTGCTGATTGAAATTGATGGCGGGTATCAGCGCATGGGCAGCATGGACTTCCTGCGGGCCAAGCTCTAGCCTGTAGACCGCAATGGATAACTGAGAATGACGACGTGGGTTTTTGACACTGAGACGATGCCGAACCGCACCCTAATCTGCGCCAAAAACGTGGATACGGGTGCGTGGTTCGACCTGTGGCGGCATGAGCCGAACGCCCCGGATCGGCTAACGCAATTCATCGGTCAGCCGAAAGCGACATTTGTCGGGTTTAATTCCAAGTCGTTCGACAGTCTGATCGTCTCGGCATTCTGCGCCGGGCGCACAGAACTCGAGATCAAGCGCATTGCGGATGACATTATCAACAACAATGTGCCGCCCTGGATAGCGATGCGTAAGTTCGCGTTGGAGGACGTGTTTGCCGATCACATCGACCTGATCGAGGTGGCACCCTCGTTCGTGGGCCTCAAAGCCTACGGGGCCCGCATGCACATGCCGCGCCTGCAAGAGATGCCCTTGGCACATGACGCATTCCTTGAGCCGGATCAGGAGGCGCTGCTGCTGGAGTATTGCCACAACGACGTGGAAACGACGGTGGAGCTTCTCAACCAGCTTGAGAAGGAGGTCGTCCTCCGGGTGGAGATGAGCCGCCGCTACGGCGTCGACATGCGGAGCAAGTCTGATGCTCAGATGGCCGAGCAGGTCTACATCACGACGATGGGCCTGCAACGCGCAAAGAACGACATCCCAACACACGTTGTGTATACAGCCCCCAAGTTCCTGCGGTTCAAAGATGCCGGGCTTCAGCACATTCTGAACAGCGTCGATGGCCGTCAATTTGAGGTCAACCCCGAAACCGGTTACGTCAAACTGCCTGACTTCCTGGGCGATGCGTCGGTGAAGTTTGGCACAGGCGAGTATCAACTCGGGGTCGGTGGTATCCACAGCGTGCATGACCGCAAGGTATGCCACATTGCGGGCGACGACGTGATCTGCGACATCGACGCCGCCAGCTTCTACCCGAGCATCATCCTCGAGTGCGGCTTTGTGCCGGAGAACCTGGGGCAGCGGTTCATCGAGGAGTATCGGACGATCTACGACCGGCGGCTGGAGGCCAAGCGGGCCGGTGACAAGGTGACCGACGGCACGTTGAAGATTTCTCTCAACGGCACATTCGGCAAACTGGCCAGCCGCTATTCGGTGCTCTACTCGCCCGATCTGATGCTGGCAGTGACGCTGACCGGGCAATTGACGCTGTTGATGCTGATCGAGTGGCTGGAGGCTGTTGGTGCTACCACGCTCAGCGCCAACACTGACGGCATTGCCATCCGCTACCCAAAAAATCTTGACCCGGCTATTCAGCAGGCGGTTGCAAAATTTGGCGAGACCTCTAAATTCAGCTTTGAGTTCACGTCTTACCGCGTGCTCGCCATGAAAGATGTCAATAACTACATAGCTGTAAAACCGGATAGATCGTTGAAAACCAAAGGCATTTACGCCCCGTTATCGCTGAAGAAGAACCCCACCGCTCAGGTGTGCGCCGATGCGGCTGGGCAGTGGCTGGCCAAGGGTGTGTCGTTCCTCGAGACAATCAAGGCGGCCCCGTTCTGCGATTTCATCTCTGCTCGCAACGTGACGGGTGGCGGCGAGCAGATGGGCAAATACCTGGGCAAGGTGGTTCGCTGGTATCAGTCGAATGACCCAGCCCTCGAGCCGATCCGGTACAAAACGAACGGCAATAAAGTACCTAAGACCGACGGTGCCCGAGCCTGCATGGAATTGCCCGACAAGGTTGAGCACCCGCCGGACTTGGATTACGAGTGGTATCACAGGGAGGCCATCAAGATTGCGGTGGCCCTGGGATGTACGAATTACCTGACACCCGACGACATAACTCTGATAACGCCACCCCCTAAGATCAGGAAGATCAAAAATGGAAAACCCAAACAGTAAGACGGTCTTTGTGATTCAGGCCGACAAAAACAAAGATTTCTCAGATGCTCGTCGTTTTGGGAATTTGCGAGCGGTGTTTAACAACCCGCGCAAGCCCTACGATACGAGTGCGATGATAGACCGCGCAAAGCGAGTGCTCCGAGATTGGAAGCCGGGTGACTACCTGCTGATGATCGGAGACCCGACGCTATGCGCTGTCTGTATGACCCTGGTCACCGAAGAGTATGATCAGGTGAACGTGCTTAGCTGGGACCGCGAGACGTTCCAATATCTGAAACAGGAATGGGATTTCCGCCAGTTGAGCTTTGACTTTGGCGAAACCGAAAACTGACAACGAAAGGATAACACAATGAGTGATTGGACAAGCAACCTGCGGAAGGGCAAGCAATCTGTGCCGCCGCGTATTGTCATCTATGGCGGCCACGGCATCGGCAAGAGCACGCTCGCCAGCCAGTTTCCCAGGCCGATTTTTATCAGCACGGAAGACGGTCTCGACAGCCTCGATGTGACCAGCTTTCCCAAAGCCACGCACATCAAGGACGTGGTTGAGAGCATCAAGACGCTGATCAAAGAGGATCACGATTTTCAGACCGTGGTGATCGACTCCGTCGATTGGCTGGTAGAGCCCCTCATCGTCAGCAACGTCGAGGCCACGCACGAGGCCAAGGATTTGGCATACGGCAAGGGTCAGATGATGGTCGCCGAAGAGTTCCGCGAAATCCTTCAGGGCCTTGATGTGCTGCGCCTGAAGAGAAACATGAACGTGGTGCTGATCGCCCATGCCACGGTGGTGCGGTTTGAAGACCCGCGCACTGAGCCGTATGACCGCTATCAGCCGAAGCTGCCGAACCGCTGCAATGCGCTGTTGCAAGAGTGGGCTGACGTGATTGCGTTTGCCGCATTCAAGGTGATCATCCGCAAGAGCGATACAGGCTTCAATAAGGAAAAGACGCGCGGCGTCACGACCGGCGAGCGCCTCCTGCATTTTGTCGAGAACCCCGCCTATGCGGCTAAGAACCGCTATGCCTGTCCCGACGAAATCGAGATGACGATTGAGAATCTCGGAAAAGTTATCCCCATCGCAAACTGAGAAAGGAATACGACAATGGCTAAGTTTGGATTTGACGTTACCGAGGTCGAACCGTCCGCCCCCCGGGGTGATTATGAACCGATACCGGCAGGTAATTATATCCTTAAGGCCCTCGAGGCTGATGAGAAGAAAACCGCAAGCGGCGGCACCATGATCACCGTAAAGTTTGAGGTGGTTAAGGGCGAGCATGTCGGTCGCCTGCTCTGGCAGAATTTTAACACTGTGAACAACAGCCCTACCGCCCAAAGCATTGGGCGTGGGCAGATTGTGGCCTGGGCGCATGCTTGCGGTAAGCCGAATGCCGATGACACTGACAAGCTGCTCGGCAAGCCGTTTGCTGCGTCGGTGGACATCGACCCAGCAAAGAACGGTTACAAGGCCAGCAACAAGATCAAGGCGTTCCTGGCCCAGCAGGACGATGGCGAGGCCCCTGCGAAGAAGGCCCCGCCTGCACCCAAGCCTGCCACCAAGTCTGCCCCAGCAGGCAACGCAAACCCCTGGGATTGATCCATGGTAGCCATCCCGCCCCCTCCTGAGCAGCAGATCGTAAACCGCATCTATGCGGCAATTGAGAAGGAAAAGGTCAACCCTGACCTGTACCTGGGGCGGCTTGGTTCCTCTTTCATAGGCGAGGAGTGCCTCCGTCAAATCTGGCTCGAGTGGCGAGGTTTCGCCCGTGGCCAGTTTGAAGGGCGCATGCTTCGCCTGTTTGAGACGGGGCACTTGCAAGAGGAGCGGATCGTGGCCGATCTGCGCCGGGCAGGGTTTGCCGTCTGGGACAAGCGCGAGGATGGTCGACAGTTTGAGTTTGTCGACCAGACCGGGCATTTCATCACAAAGGTCGACGGTGTGGTGAAAAACGTCCCAGAGAGCGATGAGCCGCACCTGCTGGAGATTAAGACCCACAACAGGAAGAGCTTCGACAGCCTGCTGAAGAAGGGCGTGCAAGGCGCGAAGCCGCTGCATTACGCCCAGGTGCAGATCAGCATGGCGCTGGGTGGATTCACCCGGGCGCTGTATGTGGCCCTCTGCAAGGACGACGAGCAGTTTTATGTCGAGCGCGTCGAGGAAGACAAAGCCTTCCAGGCGAAACTGCAAACCAAGATCACCAAGCTGGTTGAGGCTCAGTTGCGCCCGGCAGGCATCAGCGACGATGCGTCGTCCTTTGGCTGCAAGTTTTGCAGCATGAAGGCGGTCTGCACCAAGGAAACCCCGCCCCTACATCACTGCCGCACCTGCGCCATGTGCTCGGCAGGTGCCGAAGGCAAATGGGTTTGCAATTTGAACAGCTTCACCCTGACCCTGGATGAACAACGCCAGGGCTGTGAACATCACGAGGCTCTATGATGCTGACAATTGGAATTGATCCGGGCCTAACCGGTGCCGTGGGCGTGCTCGAAAACGGCGAGTTTCTAGCCGTCTTTGACATGCCCACGGTGTCGAAAGGCTCCGGCAGTGTGAAGAATGAGGTGGACCCGGCGGGCCTCGCCGCAATTCTTCGTGACTATCATGCGCTATGCGTGATCGAGCGAGTCAACGCGATGCCCAAGCAAGGCTCCTCATCGACATTCAGCCTGGGCGACAGTTTTGGAGCCGCCCGGGCGGTTGTGGCTACAATGGGCATCAGCCTGACTTACGTCACGCCAACGGCCTGGAAGAAGCATTTCAAGCTGCCGTCAGACAAAGAGATGAGCCGTGCCCTGGCGATCCGCATGTTCCCTTCAGCACCCCTCAATCTGAAGAAACACGCGGATCGCGCCGAAGCCCTGTTGATGGCGCGGTGGCTCTACGAGACGCAGCGGTAAGCCTTACTGCGGAAGGCGCGTTGCCATCACGTTTACGTTGATGGGTTCAGGCTGGCGGTTGGATACGTTTTCCAATGCCCGGATAGCTGCAGCCACGCTTGTTGGATTGTTTGACGCCAGCATTTCCGTGATCCGAACGGCGCGAGCCTCATCCAACTGTCCGTTTTGAACGGCCTGCGTAACCAACCTTGTGAGCGATTGGTCAAACCCTCCGATTGCCGCAGAACTGTTACGAGACGTTTGATTGGCCCGATGAAACAATTGCGCTTCTCGATTGAGGGTGGCTGTGAACAGGTCGGCATAAGCGGGCGTTTCAAAAATTGCCCCGATGCGATTACGCATTGCCGGTGAATTGATCAGGCTTTGCGTGCTCGCCAAACTGGCCGCCGGATTCATAACAGAGCCGTAGATGTTTTGAACTGAACCGACACCCTGCTGAGGATCGGCGCTCTCCTCTTCAAAAAGTGCGCGACCGGCAGGGCCAGCCAGCCAGCCTTGCAGGCGACGAACAGCCTGATCCTGCTGCCCAGGCAGACGCGCATCTCGCATGAGCGCCGCGAACAGCGTTGGATCAGGATCGGTTACGGCCCGAGAAATCAATCTCGCCGCACGATCAGAAGTTATATTTGTAAAAAAATTATTAAGCGCGCTTGATGCAATTGCCGGAGTTTGAATGTTTCCAGTGCCGGTAACTTGGGAGACTTTACGACCAATTGCCGCACCACCTAGCTGAAGAAGCCTGTTTATCAATCTGTTTTGTGGTTCAACAACAATGCCGCCAATGTCGGGCAAATCACCGCGAGCACGCTCCAGCGCGGTAAACTCCGTTCCAATTTGACGAAGGCGATTAAGTTCTTCAGGGCTAAAAACAGCCTCAAACACCGCGCGCTGTTTAGGACCATTCAGCATTTCAAGAATGGTGCTGCCTCGGAAAACTTCACCATTAAGGCCCGTTTGGCGAGAATTGGCCAAAACATTGTCTACAAAAGCACCCCGGAGGCCAGCCAAAGCCGCCCCGGAACTGTCGCGGGCCGCTGATCGCCTGAGCGATGTGGCAGCTTCAACGGGATTGTCCGCTCTAAATATGCGCGTCACCGCATCGTTAGGGTTGCCTTCCAAGAACCGTGCAATTGCTGTTTCTCGGGGGTTTTCTAAATTGCGAGAAACACCAATTTGGCGAGCTCCGGCACCCCGGGCTCGGGTTTGAGCTTCCAGGGCGTTGGTGACGGTTTCACGAAGTTGAGGATATTGCTCCAAGAGCGCCTCATTGCTCCGCATCCAAGACTCAACCGCTTCAGGTTTTAGACGACCTTCTGCTGTGACCGCACGATCACGCAGGGAACGGGTCAGGTAATCTTGGATGGCGTTTTGAACAACTTCGTTTTGACCCGCCCCGATATTGGTCGGATCAGAAGTTGCGACACGCAAGGCGCTTTCAGCAACACCCCCCTGCACGCCGCCCTGACCGATGAGGCTGGTCAGTGTCATTTCAGCCGGAATCGCAGGTGATCCGCCGCGCGTATCAACAAGCCTTCCCGCCGGGCCTTCAGTAAACGTCTCATTTAGCCGTCGAGAAAAATCACGGGCAAGCGCATACGGGCCGCCGATATCACCCAAGCTATTCATTGTTTTTAAAGTGGCTTTAGCCAAGTCTCCAGCTATACGAGCCTGATTGGGCTGCCCGGCGTCAGACGCACGACGTGCAATATCCAACATTTCCGAACGAAAACCTTGAAGTTCTGAAGGAATTTCAAAGTCTCCAAGAAGTCGTTCCCCTTTCTTATTGGGTGCAAGAAAGCCGCGCGCAAACTCAGGAATATTTTGTTGTTGAGTGCGCGCAGTATCTGCAACAAGTTTATCAAATTCAACAAACAGCGGCCTAGTATCAATTTGCACTTCTTTTGGAATTTCGTTCCAAAGAGTGTTTTCTTGTTTTCGCGCTGCTCTATACGCTTTTTCAAATTCTTCACGAACAACGCGAGAAGCGTCTTCAGCTGTTGACTGAGGCTCCAATGCCGCAACACGTTCACTCGCTTGGGTTCGAGCTTGTTCAACACGGGCTTGAAGGGCAGCATTCAACCGATCACGGCGGTTTTCCAAAAACGCTCGCGTTTGGGTTGGGTCACCACCAAGAGCGCGGGTTTCTTCCAACAAGGTCGCCTGCGCTGCTTCGGCCCGATCACGAAGAGACTTTTCAATTGTCGGATCAGATTTTGCAACAGCGCGCTCCAGCGATAAAAGCAGTGGCTGTTGCGTGCGCTGGGCAGGCGTCAGGTCAGCGATTGTAGAGGTTTCGGCAGCAACGGCTGCCGCTTCGGGATCAGCCGTGAGGCTTTGCAGGCGACCGGGGGCGCGCGTCGGATCGGCTTGCGCTTCCCGCGCCCGACCGACCGCACGAGTAACCAATCCCGTAGGGCCATACCGCAAGAGCATGCCAGCAAGCCCGGGCGAAACACCGCCGACGAGTTCACCGATCATGCCACCATACGGGCTGTCCGGGTTGTACTCTTCCCCAACAAAACGACCGGCCCCGGCACCTGCGCCAGACGCCAATTCACCTGCGACAGTGGAAGCTGGCGCAACAAATTGACCGAAACGACCCGTCGAAGACCCAACCGGCGCTTGCGCGATACGTTGGCCCACACCAGCAACAAGAGGGTTCGCTGAAGATGCTGCCAAACGAGCGGCACCATAGCCGGGCACCAGCATACCCACCGATTCGCCAACGCCGCGCCCGATGTACTCCGCAGGTGTTTCAGGCTGTTGATCGACTCCTGGCACCATTTGGGCTCCAGTAGCCCGACCGAACCTCGACATGCCCGATTCAATGCTTGCTGAACCGCCGAAGGGCCGATCACTGACCGGCATGCCGGTGTATTTCAAAGCGAGGTTGGCCAGATCAACGGGCATGCCAAGCACCGATGCGATGCCACGATTTAGAAATGGAAGCGCGCCCCCGCCGCGCCCGGTTTCTTCGGCGGGCTCCGAAAAACTAGACCAAGGGCCTGTCTCAGCAGGAGGCTGAGGTGCAGCAAAACGTTCCCAGGGACCGGCCATTATTCGCGACTCCAGTTGTTCTGGTCAGACGGATCACCGCCCGTGAAAGTGTAGCCGTCAATTACCTGACCCACTCGCGGAATTTGCGTATTGCGTGCGGTAGGGCGCTGACGGCGCGGAGGTGCAGCCTCTTCACGTTCCTGCGGAACACCAAGCGTAACCAGCAAGTTTCTAATATTGTTAGCCGCCTGCACTGCTTCTCTACGAGTGGTAACAGGAAGAGATGTGTCCCTACCTTCACGCTCTCGATTTGCCAAACTTGAACGCAGTGTTGTGTCAAGGGTTCTAATTCTTGCAACAAGCGTTTGTGGATCAGTTAGAGCGGACGGTTCAATATTAATTTCTTTACGAATGCGCTCTTGTTCTGCAACAGGAAAACGCGGATTATTAATTACAGAACGAATAATATCATTTTGAAAATTTGCAAACGTTTGACGACGTTCTGTAAATTCAGGCGAAACCACGTTAACACCCGCCTGACCCAACACACGCTGCGCGTTTTCAGCCGCAGCCGGGCCAACACCCGTAGTAAATGGCGTTCTAGCCAAGTCATACAGCGATGCCACTGGTCGGGCACCTTCTGTCTCAGCAGGGCGAGCCGTACCGCTGCCAGCGGCAGCAGGAGCGGCAACAGGAGCCGCTGTCGTTGGGGCTGCGGTTGTTGGGGCAGCCGCCGGAAGCCCGGCAAGCGACGCCGCAGGCGCTGTCACGGGCCTCGACTCCCCTGTGATCCGGTTCACAAGTTGTGGCGTTCCGGTAACGGGATCAGGAACGACGCTGTCAACATTATCAACAATTCGAGAAGCCGTTTGGCGATCAACATTGTAAGTAGACATCATGTCATTGATTCGGGTTTCTCGCGCGCTTGGCTGATTACCCCGAAGATAGGCTTCAATCACTTTGCTGTTGATTGCACGACGTTCTGCCGCTTCTTGACCGGCAAGAGTTTGAAGCGATGCCAAATCCTGGCGGGCACCTGTCATCCGCAGTTCCTGAGCCCGCAAGCCCAGGGCGCGGCGATCAGCTTCTTCAGTCCTGCGGCCCTTGGCGTATTCGCTCATTTCCTTGCCGACGAGCGACAGGTTCTCAGCAAACTTGCCCGTTTTGGTGGGAGCACCAAAAGCCGCAGCCAAACGGAAATACATCTCGGCGCGAGATGTGGGGCTGTCGCTACGCTCAGACATTTGCCGAACCGCGTTAGAAAAAGCCTCAGTTTCGCTCCGAGCCGCCTGCTGGGCTTGTGCAAGCTGGGCACCGTAATTTGTGGTCGGGGTGGCATACCGCTGCAAAAGACTTTGTAGGTCCATCGTGCGGTTGTCGGATGCGGCAGGGATCGTTACCCGAGCCGGTGGCGGTGCCGCAGAGCTTGCGCCTTCGGTGGTTACATCACTGCCAGCGCCATCAGCAGGATCAGCCTGACCGGAGCCATCGTTGTACGCCATCGCCATGTCATTGAGGCCGCCCTCGTCAAAACGACGACGCACTGAACCGCCCTTGGCGTAGGCCGACTTTTTGCTCGGGGCCCCGCGATATTTCTGGTTCAGCCGATACAGATCAGATTTCATATCCAGCCTCCTCAGATGCTACCCAAAGCCTTGGCAGTATAGATGCCCGTGGCCAATTGCGACAGCGGCGACGGGCTATAACTGGCACCCGAGGTGCTACCCGTACTCGTCTGCACGGTTGGCACAGAGGGTGCGATACCGCGTATCTGCGTGCTGAGCCAATCCAATTGCTTCTGCGGATACAGCCGATCTTCCTCGGCCTTAGCACGGTCACGGTCAAAAATCCGCTGCACCATGTTTTGCTGAGCGGCACCAGCAGACTCAAGAGCCGCCGCATCCGCCGTTCTGAGGGCCTGATTTTGACGCGCCATCTCGCTGACATTCTGCAACGCCGACATCTGACGCACATAATCCTGGGCCTGGGCGGCTTGTGCCTGCTGCACCGCAGACAAACCATACTGTTGCTGAGCCTGACCGGCAGACGTCTGCATCTGGCCAATGTTGGCAAGAGTTTGCATCTGCTGACCGGTAAGCTGGCCGGATGTCTGACCCAAATTGGTGAGAGCTTGTAACTGCTGACCGGTAAGCTGTCCGGTGGTTTGGCCGAGATTTGCAAAAATATTGGCCTGCTGGCCTGTAAGTTGGCCTGCGGTTTGGCCAACATTGGCGAGGTTTTGCGCTTGCTGAGCAGTAAGCTGACCGGATGTTTGGCCGATATTAGCAAGGCTCTGCGCCTGCTGAGCGGTTAGCTGACCGGAAGACTGACCCATGTTGATAAGATTTTGTGCTTCTTGATTAGTAAGCTGTCCTGCTGACTGACCGAGGTTGGTAAGAGCTTGCATCTGCTGGTTGGTAAGCTGACCATAAGTCTGACCAATGTTAGTCAGATTTTGCATTTGCTGATTTGTAAGCTGGCCGGTGGTCTGACCCAAGTTGGTAAGAGCCTGCAACTGCTGAGCTGTGAGCTGACCCGTGGTCTGGCCCAAGTTGGTAAGAGCTTGCATCTGCTGGCCAGTGAGCTGACCGGCGGTCTGGCCAAGGTTACCGTACTGGGCACCACCCTGAAGAACGCGCGACAAGTCTGCGCCGCTGATGCTGCCCACGGTGCCAGCCAACTGAGCCTGCCGCGCCAGATCGGCTTGGGCGGCGCTGAGAGACTGACCATAACCCTGTTGTGCCGCTTGAGACTGCTCTCTAAGGATGGCCTCCTGCGTGTCTCGCAGGGCGCGAGAACCAAACTCACCCATACGGTTGGAACCGAACTGCCCGGCCTTGATGAAAGCGTCGGAGACCTGCGGCAGCAGGTTCTCGGACAAGTTTCGGGCACCCTGCTTTGCAATGACATCCAGCACGCCCTGCTGATAGGGCGACATATACTGGCCGACCTGTGAGGCCGAAGTCTGACCAGCGGCGGTGAGGTAGGGACTAGCTGCTGTCAGCGCGCGCTCGGCAAGAGATTGGGCAGTAGTGTTCTCGGCCTTGTTCAACAGCGGCTGCGCCGCGCCCACAATGTCCATCGACCCGGCGCGATTAAGGTACGGCTGCGCCGCGCCCACGATGTCCAGGGCACCGGCGCGATCAAGGTATGGCTGGGCTGAACCTATAACATCCAAAGCCGACGCGCGCTGAAGATACGGATCAGCGGCTTTAACGTTGTCAAGGGCGTTGGCTTTGTCAAAATATTTTTGAGCCGCTCCGATGCCACTCTTTGACGCGGCTTGATCAAAATAAAATTTGGCAGCGCCTGCAATATCTTGCGATGCGGCTCGTTCAAGATAAGGCTGCGCCGCCCCTGTAATATTTTGAGATGCGGCTTGACCCAAATAAGGCTGTGCGGCCCCCATGAGATTTTGAGAGGCGGCTTGGCCCATATACGGCTGGGCTGATCCCAAAATATCTTGAGACCCAGCGCGCTGAAGATAAGGCTGGGCGACCCCGGCAATGTCCATCCCGGCGGCTTGGCCATACAATTGCTGGCCAGCGTTAAGGCTTGAACCGACCAAATCTTGCCGAAGATACGGAGCCTGACCGGCTCTAAGCTGATCCGCGGTTCCCCTGCCGGAAAAATCCTTCATGCCCGTGCTGGCAAAAGTCATGTCGGGCTGGTATGCCCCGACGTTCTTGTTTACGAGGTCATACGCCTGCAATTGCTGCGGCGCGAAGCCTGCAAGCCTCTCGCCTTTATATGCTTCATATGGCCGGTTAGCTATATTGGTGGATGTTTGAATTAAATTGTAAATAGCATCTTGCATCCACTTCGGTGTTTCCGAAGTGTTTTGTGCATACGATGTGGCAACTTGCGGCTCGCCCTGAAACAAACTAGCCATCAGGCAACTCCCTTCAAATAGGTAAGCGGCGATTTAGCATCCGGGCTGAATTTACCTCGGGCGAGGGTTTTGCCTTTGTGCTTGCGGATTTCCGCCCGCATTTCATCCAACCGCTTTGCACCAGCCTTGCTTGATCCATCACCAAGCATGGCGACGGTTTCCGCGTCGATAACATACTCGCCATCAGAAAGTTTGGCATCAATTTCATCCGAGCGCCCGGTGCCGCCGCCTCGCACAAAACGAGACATGGCGTTCAAGCCGCCCTGCGCCATTGTCGGGGCCTTGTTGTACTCGCCGCTGCTGACCCGGTTCCAGTTTTGTGCCATGAACTGATCGAGCGTAAGGTTGCTGCTTGCAGCGTCTGCTGAAAGTTTGTCCCAGTCCCACACGATACTCGGGCGGTTGAAATATTCTTGCTGAGTGGGGGATAGGTTTCTGATCGCGCTCTGCACGGCGGGAGGCGCGGTTTTAGACGAACCCATGCCAGACAACGCCGCGAGAGCGGCACCGCCCGCGAGAAGCGGACCCAGCCGACCCAGAGTGCCACTGGATTCACCAGGGGGTTCCGGCGGAATAGTGTTGGAAAGAGGATAGCCCTGTGCATCAAGTGCAACAGGGACCGTGTTGTCCGGGTAAATATCATTAAAAAATTGACTACCCGGCCCAAATTGAGATGCGGGTGCCGGATTTGTAACAGGCGCGCCTAAACCAGAAACTCCTGTGAGTGCTGGCATCGCTGCGGTTGTTGTAGATGCGTCAGCCGTGGGTGCCACACCCGTGGCAATTTGTTGGTTGCCTTCGCCGCCGAAATCATAACTGGCAACCGGGCTGGCAGTGGATGCTGCCGGGGCCGCGCCGTTTGTCGTGTCGGCAGCAGGGGTGCCATCGGGCCGCAAGGCGGCTCCGATGTCCGGCAACGCTGGTAAGTTGTTTCTCATAAACCCACCAGCAAGACCGCCAAGAGCCGAAAGACCACCAGCCTGCAAAGCGTCTGAAGGCGATTGTCCTGCGGTGATAGCGCGGCCAAAACCTCGCGTTGCGTCCGAAACCACTTGGCTTATGGCGGGGTTTTCAATTCCGAGACCACCGAGCCCGCTAATAGTCGAACCGATTGCGCCAGTGACCGCCCCGGTGAGCGGATCGCGGCCTTGTATGGCTGCTGCGCCAGCACCTGCCGCCGCGTTGCCAAGGGCGTTGGCCATACCTTCCGACAGACCCAAATTGAGTCCGCTGTTGATGCCACCGCCCAGAACATCACCAAGTCCTGCGCCAATACCGCCGGTTACCGCCCCCATCAGCGGATTTCCACCAGCGATTGCAGATGAGGCTGCGCCCAAGGCCGCGCCACCCAGAGCAATCGCCCCCGTGCTTGCGGAACCAAGCAACCCGCCAGTGAGGGCACTACCGATAATTCCACCGACACCCGGGATGATAGCGCCGAGAACGATGGGCGCAACCGCCGCCAAAACCTTGCCCCATTTTACTTTTTTAAGCCAGCTTTTGTATTCACGAAGTCCGGTGTTTGGGTTGATCGTACCCGAACCACCCGCACGACGAAGCATGGCGGCTTCGCGCGGGTTGACGTGGGCTAACTCGGTATCACCGCCTCGACCTTGCGCGGCCAATTGCCGGGCAGCAACGGTCAAGCCACCCCGAGCGTAACCCTTTTTAGAAATGCGATCTTGCAAGCCGTAAAAAGCGACGAGCAGGGACACAATATAAACTTGGTCGTACTGCTTGGGCAGCATCTCTTCATCAACCATGTCATCGGCAATGGCCTTTGACCTGATTTCTGCGTACTTATTAGGATTTTTAATAATCTTTTCAAGGGTCTCAATACCCTCATCCAGATCGTCTGGCATGATTGGCATATTGATGACGGCGCGCTCCATGGCGTCCACCGCCTGGGCGAATTTCGGATCGCTTTGAGCGATCTGCATGATTTGTTCGCGCATCGACATGCTATATCACTCCAGAGTTTGGCAGAACCGTTCTGCCCATTCGTGCCAATTGTCAAAAGCGTATGGGATTGGCATGTTTTCTTTAAGGGTCATGTTGTTTATAAACTGCATGGCCCAGTTTTGCCATTGATCTTCGATGTCCAGCCGACCGAATGCCCCGAACGAATCCAGATCAAGCGCAATTTGATCTGCCCAATCCCTAAGCCCCATGCCGGTTGGCAGCGTGACCCTGGGCCTCATCCAAGCACCGTCTTGTCGCCGCTGCTCATGTGGCCGATGATCTGGCCCATCTGGTAATCACCATAGACCGCGTTGCTCTCAAACCGCACGCGAAGCTCCCGGCGCTGTTCCTTCAGCATGACGATCTGCTCAAACGGCATCCCGGCAGTTTCAGGGAACTCAAACTGCGTGCTGTAGACCTCGGGCGCGCGGGCATTCGCTCGACCGGTCACCTGCACCGTCATTGGGCCACTCTGAACAAAGTCAGGCTCAATCGCGGTGATGCGGATATATTCGTTTTTACCCTGCACCAGTTGTGAGATGTCAGCCGTCTCAAAATACGAAAGGATGGGGCGGATGTTCGGGCCGTCATATTCGTCGGTCAGTTGCTCATGCACCCAGACCCGGTATCCCGACCCGGTGTCTTCGACGCCCGTCAGGATCGGGGCGGCAAACGAATTGTTGAACTGCCCGGCAGAGCGGCCATAGTTGGGCAGTTCGGTGTCGTACCAGCAATTTTCGCGCACGTTGTATATCACGGCGTGGGTGCATTCGGTCGCGTCGCCGCGCGGATAGCACCACCAGACTTCACCAAAGCGCGGAACCTTGAAGGCGAAAACCCGGCTGCGCTGGTTTTGGTTCAGGCCATCGAAAAACCAGTTCAAGTTCATCGAGTTGGGCACTTCGCGCACCACACCGTTGAACATCATGAACCGGTCAACGCCGCACCAGAAGAACACGCCGTCATAATCCACAACGCACTGCGGCGACATGATCGAGGTATCAGTGGCGATGATGTCAAACTGGAAGACCGTAGCGCCCCCGGTGAAAGTGGCGCGCAATACGGCGTCAAACGCCCAGAAGATCCCCGCCGGGGCGGTGCCAGAACCGGCACGCAGCGGGAAGCCTTTGATGATCTTCTGGCCCCAGACGCGCGCCAGGCCAGAACCGCTGCCTGTCAGGTTGGTGGGCTCGCCTGGCACCGACCAGCCGATGATGCCGTCCGTGCCGTAATAGAATAAATAGGGGTGCAGGGAAACAATCCCACCCGTCACATTGGCATCCGGCGGCAGGCTGATCGACTTTAAGTCACCTGTTCCGAGCACCTCACCAAAAAAGATTTGACCACCCTCGTCATTGCAGATGCAACGCTCGTTGGGGGCCACATGGGAAATCAGATAGTTCTGGCTGGTGGATGAATCATATTGGTAGTCGAACATCCACATGTTGCGTATCGAATTGGTCAGCGCAAACGAACCGCCATACATATCGGTTTTTGTGAATGTGATTGTGGTTGCCGTGACCAGCACCACAAACCGGTTAGGGTCAGACCCGGCACCGATGGCCGCGCTGATCGTAATGACCGACCCAACAGCGACAGCGGTGTATTCCGGTGAGGAGGTGTGAGCGTTGATGTTGGCGGCTACCGCTGTCGCCGTGGTCGCCAGATTAGTGGTGAAAGCCACCGCCCCTGACATGATATTCACGCCGTCAACCGTGATCATGTTGACCGACCCCGCCGCGCCGCCGGTCAGTGTCACCGTGCCTGTAGCGGCCACGGCGATGGGTGTCCGGTCGGTCACAATTGAGCTATTGCCGGTTGCATCAATTGTGAAGCGGTCTAGCGTGGTCGCGCCGCCCGAGTGGCAATACACAAAGTTCTGCTGCGTGAAAGTTGAGAAGCCCCGGCTGATCTCTTGAAGGTATTTCTGGGTGGATCGGTATCCGCCCATTTTGCGAGGCAATGCGCGCTGCCAGCGCACCCACTGACCGTCAACGTAGAAGTCGCCCTCGAATTTCGTCCCGTCCCGCTTAATACCCGCATTGGATTTCAGAACGACCGTGTTCACAGGCATCAGAAGGCCCCGCCGTCGATGTTACCGGCCTGAGCCACGCCGAGTGCCGCCCAGGCGGCGGGCTGATCCACCGCCGTGAACAAGGCAATGCCGGTGGCCGTACCGCCCAGGTTGATCCGGGCACCGCTGGCAGTGGTGGCATTCGTGCCACCCTCTGCGATGGTCAGAGGAACTGAGATGCCCTGCGTCGATGCGTTGAGAACATTGGTCCCATCGCAATACAGGATGGCGCGAGAACTCTGGGAGATAACAAACCCGGCACCGCCTCCCGAAGGCGAAATGGTGAGCGTGTACGCCCCGGTGGTTTGGTTATCGACCCAATACTGCTGCACGGTGGCGGGCACCACGACAGTGCGATTTCCGGTAAGAGTTCCGGTAAAACGATATGCAACCCGGTTTAGTTCCGAACCCGTGAGGGTGTAGGTGCCTGTACCCCCAATGGCGATCACCGTGTAGTCGAACGCGAATGTGGCCGACTGGCCGAAGCCAATGGTGAAAAAGTTCGTACCGTCAGACGCGATGATCGCGGATTCGCCGGGCTGAAACGAAAGGAACAGGGCACCGTTGATCGTGATGACGCCGGGCGGGTCTGCGACAATCGCACCCGTGCCGCTGTTCCGCAGATAGACGAACCAATTATTCCCAACCACCGTGGGGTCGGGCAGTGTGAAAGTGCCGCCCGCAGATGTCCAGTTGAACATCTTGGCGCGGTCGGTAACGCCCGCCGTGTAATTGGTGTTGAAGGTGGTGATGGGCACCGACTGGCTGAGCAGCGTGCCGACAGCCACGATGCCGGTCCCGGCCAGGGCGCTGGCATTGGCGATGGAAGTCGCCGCGCCATACTGGAGAGAGCGCCAGACGCCCGCAGCGGTGGTGTTGTCGGAGAGATAAACCTGCCACAGCGTGCCTGCCGGAACCGTGACGACCTGCGTCCCAACGGAGTTTTTAACGGTGAAGGTTTCGGCACCACGGTTGTTAAACAGGATCGTGTTGCCGACGCCGGTCTTGTTGGCAGGCGGCAGGAAGATGCTGAACCCCGCCGCCGATGGCGTGACGTCGATGATTTTTGTAGCGAGGTTCTCGTTCGCAGAAGTCTCTTCCGGCCAGCTAAGAACCACGTCGACGCTGAGCGTGATCGAGCTATAGCTGATTTCACTCGGGTAGATATTCGCGCCGCCGAAGACGTCTTGATAAATGGTCATGCTTCGGTCCTCGCCGCGCTACGGTCCATGATGCGTTTCATATCCTCGCCCGTGAGCGCCTGCGCGGTCCTGTCGTACATCGCTTGCCAGACCTGTATCCTCTCATCGCTCTTGAGGAATGGAGTAGCCTCCAACAGCGTGGCGTAGAGAAGAATGTCAGGCGCATACTCCGTCAGCCAGTTGGTTTGCAGGTCATCTCCGAGCAGGGCAGGCTGCTCATAATACATAACCTCGAGGACACCCGCCGTGCTGGGCGTCGGGGTGATCAGCCAGTGCTGAAAATCATAATCGGCGTAAAACTGCGGCGTGCCGGTCGACGCCTCGTTGGGCCAATAGCTGCGCAGATATTCGTAGGATCGGGCAAAAATCGGCGTGCCGTTGACGGTCATGCTGATCGTGTCGCGCCAGCGATCCGGCTTGGCATAGACCGCCACGCCGACCTGCAAGCTGGTCTGCACCGGGCGGATGAAGCCCTGAATTTTGAGTTCACGCGCGATCCGACGCTGTGCCAGCGTGATCAAACGCGGTAGCTGCTCATAGACGATCTGGTCGCTCTCGGCGGTAAAACCGCGCTCGAGATAGCGACGAACGTCCACCAGCAGGCTGTCGTAAGTCATTACATAAGACATGCGCGCTCCAGAGCTATGTCAGAGGCTGATGCAGCCTGTGCCCGCAAAAAGGTTTATAGGCGTCAAACATCTGAGCGGGCAAGATGTTTCACAAACAGACGGCCCGGTTAAATGCTCGGTCAACAGACATGGCATCGAGCATGCGGGTCAATGCCGGTGCCGTGGCCAATTCACCAGCGGCTTGCCGCTGCAATTCTGCCGGAAATTCAGTGACCCTCGGGCAGGGTCTATTAGAAATTGCCTGTCCGCAGGCGGTCAGCAGCAGTAGACTGCTGAGCAGTACGAGCAGCCTCATCGGCGGATTTCCTTATTTCCTGTTCGAGTTCAGCGGCATTGGCGCGAGCATGCTCGCCGCCACTCTTGCGTCCGATTGCCCAAGCCGAAGCAATAGCACCGACGACAACGAGGATTGCCGCCAGCGTGCCTTGCAGCTTACCCCAGATGAATGCCATCAGGCGTCCCTCTTCTTCAACAGGTATATCGCCGCAAGCACGACGGCCCCGGCAACCAAGGCCACGCCCACCGCCCAGTGAATGCCACTGAGGCTTGTCAGGGCCGGTGCCGCAGTCGCAGCCGCCGCAGCGACACCACCCAGCTTGCTGGCATCCATCGCCATTGAGCCCTGGGCCGGTGTGGCGGGCTCGACGCTGCGAGAGGATACGAAAGCACCCTTGGCCCACAGACCGGCTTCAGCGGCCCGCCTGTTGCTCAGACCAGCGTTCACCTTTTTCTTGACTTTGTTCCAGCGAGCCAACTCGCCGGGCACTGCGCCTGCGTCGCCTGCGTTGAGTTTGCGGATAAGGGTGCTATTCCGCATGGCATTGGTGCCGACGTTGTACGTCCAACTGACCAGGGCAGCGAACTGATTGTCGGTGAGTTTGGCGGTGACCGCGCGAGAAACCGCTTCTTCTGCAATTGAAAGATCAATGAGAAGAAGTTTGTCGGCGTCTTCCTGGCTGATCCGCATGCCTTCGGTGACGCCCAGCGTATGGCCATATCCGATGGTCCAGGCACCGGCAGTGCAGCGGTACGCCTCTAAACGGAGACCCTCCCACTGCTTGATGAAAGCAAGCCCTTCAGGGCTGATCCGGCGCGTCATCATGCCAGCACCGGCCAGACGACATTCCACGGGAAGCCGGCTTGATTTGGCACATCCCGTAACGCTTGCCTATAAGTTGCCCAAGCAAGATCATCAACGGGAGCATCAGCCAGCTGAGTCCAATCAGATGCAGCCAATCGAGCATTTCGGTCTTGGCGCACGGCTTCAGCTTGCCGCGCATCCTGCTCAGCCAATTCATCTGCCGTTTTATTGACCACCTGAAATTTAATTACCCATTGCCCGTTTTCCAAAACAGGACCAGAGGCGGTAATTAATTTTTGGGTATGCTCATCATAAGATGGCGTTGCTTCATCAACTACTACCTCCAAAGTTTCGCCGGAATTATTAGCCTCGGTGCCTTGGAAGGCTTGATACAGTTCAAGGCCATTAAAATTTGTGTACGGATTATCAGCCTGCAATTCAGCATACCCGTATGGGTATTGAACAACTTGGCCGTTTTTAATTTTGACATACATGGCTGTGTCCTCACAAAGCGGTGGAAACTACTTCATATTATCAATACGAACATTAGAGCGGTTCATTTCAGAACGCCCCTCTATTGTCGTTTTGCCGTCCTGATCATCAAAAGCAAACAACCCTATTTGGTGAATAGGGAAGATATCTGCCCTTAACACAACGTCCAAAGATTTGGATATTCCATATTGTAAAACGTGCGCCAACATATTTTTTGCCACAGCCGGATCTATGGCATAAGCATGCGCCCGTAAAATAAAATGGTAATTAGGGCCATCAGTCCCATGGGGGGGAGTTGGAAATATATTCCAGCCCTTTTGGGCCTGCTCATTACACCCGAGATATGCAATAGAATTAAAAACAGTATGTGTAAGATAAGGGCGAACCATAATTGCGTCATGCTCAAGAATAACAATCGGTTTATCTTGGATAACGCATTTTGCCCACAAACTAATATGAGAAAGCGCGCAACAAACTTCTGCGCGAACCAAATAATGGTCCGTCAGCTTTATGCAACTCATGATTTGGTCGTTTGAAAGATGGTCTGGCGTTTTTATAAAGTCTCCAGTTCCATCATAAGCATCCCAAAAATCAAAAGGCATTCCCACATTTAAACAAGATTCAGCGCAATTTTTTGCTTTTTCTTCCGAAATAGGATTGCCTTTAATGCGTATAATATACGCTTTATCAACATTCATATCATACGAGTAAAAAAGAGATTTCATGCGGCAACCCTCAAGGACACTTTTTCTTTTAATGCCACTTGAACATTTGCCAAAGTGTCATCCCACTCCCCATATTTAGTTTGCCGAAAAAGTTTTACACTGTCATACCAAGCTGATTTATCGCCGGGAACCGCCCAAGTATAATATGGCAAAACTGGAACAATAACCCATGTCTCTATTCCAAGCGCTCCCGCCAAATGCGCGATGCTTGTGCAAGAGGTTATGACAAGATCAAGGCCAGCAATAATGCTAGCAGCGTCTTCCCAAGTTTTTAGTTGGTCGCGCAAATCAGCAAAAGGCAAACCATCTATAAGATTGTCATCGCGTTGCAAGCTGTAGAGCGTCACATTTTGGATAGAATGTAAATTAATTAACGGTTCAGGAGGAAAAACGCGATGTTGTTGATGTTCAAATTCAGGACTACCTGCCCAACGTATACCAACTTTTAAGGAGGCTTGTTTTGCAAAAAGTTTCCGGGGCTGTGCCGTTAGATAAGGTGCCCCCGACAAAATATTCATTTCATAACCAAGAATGTGGGCAGCAGACATTGCTGGAACCCAATAATCATAATGCACCCGCTCAACAACTTCAGTATCAATACAAATAAAACCATGACGCGAAAAAAGTGGTTTTAATTCAGCAGAGCAAGAAACAACAACACGAGCGCCTTTTTTAATAAAATCTTTTGCAAATCTAAAATTAATAATCTGATCACCGTAACCGCCTTCAGATCGGAATAAAAGCGTTTTACCTTTAAGCGGTTCATCACGCCATATTGGCCCTTTTATACGCGGCAATCCAAAACAATTAATAAAGCGACCTGCGTCCATAAGGCGTAGGCTTTCAGATAAATTACCATGACGCATTTCATGCCAACCAAGGTTAAACAATACTCGCGGATCATCTTGAGGTTGCTCACGCAATATATTTTCAGACACATCTTGGTGCCCGTTAATTGAAGCATGAAGAGCTGCATCAAGAGGATGAATTTTCATTAAGAAAGACCTATACTAAAGAAAGAAGCATCAATTTGCGCCCATGTTGTTTTTGACCCCACTTGTGTAAAAGATGATCTTTGAGTGTTATCAGCTAATCCAAGTTGGCCTTGATTATTATATCCTACGGCCCATAAAGTTCCTGTTGTTTTAATTGCAAAATTAAATTCTTCACCAGCAGCAGCAGATGCCCAGTTAGTATCAGTTCCCACTTTTACTGGCGATGATCTATTGGTTGTATCGCCTTGGCCAAGTTCACCGTATTGGTTTCGGCCCCATGTCCACAAGGTTCCATCAGTTTTTATAGCTATGGATCCAGTAAGGCCACCAGAAACAGATTTCCAGTTCGTTAAAGCACCCACTTGAATGGGAGATGAATAATAAGTTGTATTACCCACTCCAAGTTCGCCATAGTCGTTTGATCCCCAAGCCCATAAAGTACCATTGGTTTTTATAGCAAGAGAAAAATATCTCCCACAAGCTACATATGCCCAATCTGTTCCAGCACCAATTTGAACTGGGGATGAATAACTTGTTGTGTTATTTAACCCAAGACTTCCAAATGCGCCAAATCCCATAGCCCATATTGTGCCATTAGTTTTTAACGCTATAGTATGAAGATCGCCACACGAAACCATGGACCAATTTGTAAGACTTCCAACTTGTGTGGGAGATGACCTCTCAATAATATTGTTTTGGCCTTGCTGACCTTGGCCATTTCCTCCCCATGACCATAAAGTTCCGTCAGTTTTTACAGCCATTACTTGCAATTGCCCAATTGCAAGTTGTTTCCAATTTGTTAAAGCGCCCACTTGAACGGGAGATGATTTATTCCCTGTCGCGTTTTGGCCTAATTGCCCTGAATTATTTAACCCAAACATCCATAAAGAACGGTTATTTTTGATTATGCCCGCAGCATAATAACCGGCGGCAACTTTGGACCATGTTTTTAATGCCCCGATTTGCACGGGAGATGATTTGTTTACTACAGTATTATCACCTAAATTGCCGTTATCGTTTGGACCCCATGTATAAAGTTCATATCCTGCAACACCAGCGCTTAATCCTTGCCCAAACGCTCTAGCAGAAGCCGCGCCTCCGGTGATGATAGTAGGCATCCTATGGCCTCACTTAAATTGGGTTTGCGTGGTGAAAACAGTGAACGCTGCGGAACCCGTTTTTACAATGGTGTATGTATAAATATCAATGCTAGATGCATTGCCCGCAGTCCAAGCGGTGCCACCCTGATACTTAGGCGTTACCGCCGAACCATCAACCTGAACGGCGCTGTTGTAATATGCCGTCGCTCCCTGGGTAACAAGGAACGCTACCGTGATACATTGGCCTGTTGACATTGCCGTGTTCAACGATGTGCCAGACGAAGCTCTAAAATTCACCGTCCAGTTGGCCGAGGCATTACTGGTGTAATACAAAACGCTTTGCGTGGTTACATCATACGCAATCGTGCCGGTGGCAGCGGTTGCGCTTACCGTGGCAACCTCAGCGGCATTCGTGAGCACTGAAGCCAGCGCCGCAGTCGTCCCTGCCAGCGTCAGCGTTGTTCCGTTTGTGGTGATGCCACTGGTTTCGCCGACTACCGCCGCATTGTCATACAGCAAACGCGATGACGTACCGCTGGCGATGGATGTAGTGCCAATTGTAAGACCGGAAGCAGGGGTCGAGAACGTCAACGTGCCCGATCCGTTGGTTGTGACCACCTGACCATTCGTGCCGTCTGCGGTGGGGTATTTCAGCCCCGCCGGGTTGTTCATGAGGCGAACGACTGTGCCTGAGGCGTTCTCAGCGAACAGCGCCATGTCAGCGTTGTTGATGTTGATCGCAAGTTCGCCGGGGGCGAGGTTTGCAGTCAACGGCACCGCTGCGGCGGTCGTCGTGCGGTATAATTGGATTGGGGTGTAGCCGGTTTGTGCCATCAGATCACCTCAGATTTTCAATCTTATACAGCGTTTTCATATACACCGCTGTCATTTCATCAAGGATATTTTCAAGGGCTGGAACGCCCCGGGCAATTTCCTTGCGGTTGGAATTTAGCCATAGCAGGTCTTTGCGAAGAAACTTAGCAATATCCTTGACCTGCTCGGGGGCCTGTTCAAGCTGCCCAAAAGTGCCTTGGTATGCCTCAACATAGCGGTCGAGCACGCCGATGATGTCTTCGTAGAACTCACCGAGAGCTTCGTGCTGGGAAAAACTGTTGGTCGTCCAATGGTTGGCATGTGCGGTATTCCGCGCCTCAAAGGACTTTGTGATCAGGTCTTTGATCATCAGAACGTCCCTCCATCAAGACCGGCGAAAACTGGCACGCCCGCACCCGCAGATACCAGAACTTGTCCGGCAGTGCCATTGGCAATGAATGCCGTAGTTCCCGCCCCGCTTTGATATGGAATCTGACTGGCCGTTCCGCCCGCAAGATTGGTCGCAGTTCCCACCGCCAAAGACGATTGTGCGGACCAAGTGGGAGAACCTGTTCCGCCCGAGAGCAAAACCTGAGCAGAAGTGCCTGCCGCGCTGAAGGCGTATGCTGAGCCGTCACCGTAAGCTACGGCACCAGCAGTTGGCGCGGCAGTGGCGTTCGTGCCGCCGTTTGCAACAGGCAGCGTGCCGCTCACATGCGTGGTGAGACCAATCTTGCCGTACAACGGTGCAACGCCCACGCCACCTGAAATCAGAGCATTACCGGTGGCGACATCTGCCAGCTTTGAAAGCGTGGTCGAAGCGCTGGCATAAACAATGTCGCCAATTGCGTACGAGGCGATGCCCGTGCCGCCGTAATCTGCCCCTATGGTTGTCGCGTTCCAAGTCCCGGCGGTCAGGGTACCGACGCCCGTGATGCCCGTGTAGGAGCCGCTCAGGCGCGCCGAGTTGAGCGTGCCGGATGTAATCTGGGTGGCAGCAATCGCAATTGAGGTGTCAGCCGCTAGGGTCAACTGGCCCTGAGCGTTCACCGTGAACGTGGGAACCGCTGAAGCCGATCCATAGCTGGCCGCCGTCACCGCCGTGTTGGTGATGCTGAAGACGGTTCCGGCAAGGGTCAGGCCGGTGCCTGCCGAATAACTGGCACCAACCGAATCAGCATCG